CATTGTTCACTCCTTTATTTAGTATTTCCTAGCATCTCTTAATGCTTGTTGGGATATTTGATAGTGTGAGTACGGCTGTGAATCATGATGAGGCTCTATATTCCTCTTCTTCATATATTCTGACTTGTACTCAGTCTTTGTAACCAGCCACTTTACATATTTATATAACTTCTTCAGCATTGTTTACTCCTTATTGTTACATTATTAATTGTTTGAAGGTAGACTCCTTTTTAATTCTTTGTATAATCTGCGACCCCAACTTTTTATTAAAAGAATATATCTTTCAGCGTCAATCTCAATTAAATCCCTGTAATTCGGAAATACTCTTTCCTCCCAAGGTGTCATATGACGATTTTCTGGTAAATCATATTGTATTGGAATACGACGATCATCTTTTGAACTTCCTGGTTTCTTCCACTCATAATATTTAGTTTCACGTTTGAAAATGCACCTTCCTTCCTTTTAATTATATTTGTTATTCCTGCGCTGCTTGTTTAATCGCTCAGGAGAACTGTACCTTGGAAAGTCACTATTAAATATTATCATACAAGTATCTAACTGTAAATATGTTGCCCTGTTACGTTGCTCTACTGATATTACTTTGTCAGGGAACTTGTTTATGATCTCTTTAATAGATAAATTGTCTAAAGAATGCCTATTGATAGGATTGTTGACATGTTTAGTATTCGCCATAATATGCCTTGTAGTGTATGTTAGAATCTTCATAGTGCTGTCTACCAATATATACATCAACTGGTTCTACTGCTGATGATGTTTCTTGGTACTCGTCAGTTAATAACACAACTGTACCAGCTATGCCTAACCTATTCAACACTTCATACTGCCTGTTTGATGCTAAATAATCATTTAACTTCTGTTCACTTGTAAACTGTTTTAATACTGTCATTGTTGACTCCTTTACATTATGTTAATGACCAAGTTACTACAAATATTTAATATATGATAGAGAAATATAGCAGGTTATAGTGCTACTGACTATTCCCATTAGATAATATACAACTGGTATAACTAATAGGACTCATGTTATATCCTCCCTTCAAGGATTTATGGTTTAATTCACCTCATATTTTCTACAGGACACATTACATGCCCTGCATGAGGCTAGTCCTCTTTAGCTTTCTGAACAATAAGTCTACATAAGATGTCTATCCTTTCACAGATAAGACAAATCAAGTAGTACTTAATACCCGTTGGCTTAGGACAATCCTCGATAGACCAGCGTATTTTCATACAGACCTCCCTTTCGAAGATATTACTTGTGTTAAGTATAAGTTTGTACATCTATAATCCCTAGCTTTATAGTCGCCAAGACCTACGACTGTGCCTGCTATACTCCTTATTATCATCACAACAGTGTAATACAAAAGAAAAGGGGACCGAAGTCCCCAATCCGTTACTCTGCTACTGTTCCAATCTTGACTTCTTCCTCGTCGGGGTCTACGTAGACTGGGTCCCAACCGAAGTATGCACAGACTAGGTTTAATGTTTGCAGGTCGGCTACTGCTGATGCCTGTACGTCACGCTTACTAGGTATTGATACCTTGGCTAGTGGTGACCATCCTCTACGTACATCTGCACGCTGAACGTCCTTGATCATCTTCAAGAGTATACCTTTCGCCTCGGATATGAGACCTGCACGGGTGATATTGTTATCAGTCATGATAACTCCTTTCTGGTTATGTTAAAGATTACTATGAATATCTAAAAATGAAATTTAACTAAAAACTGAATTATCAAAATCCCTGGATAGGGTATATAGAGGGTAAAAAGGCCGCGCATCAAAATGACGCAATTTTTTCAAGTTCTCTCTACGCGCGTGCGTATTATATAATATATATATAATTAGTGTTAATGATTGATGTACACTATGGGTGGTATGGGTGGTGTTTAAGAGGAGGGAAAGGAGGGTATAAATTCAGATAAGTCTTGATTGGCGAGTGGTTTTTATAGTAAGCTTTATCATCATGCAGAAAGATATGGAAATTCTTAGTAAGTTGACTGCTGAAGAGCAAGTATCTGTATTATCAATTATATCGAGAAGTACATCTGATTTAAGCCCTATAGAGATCGACGATGTAGTGTACCAAATACCAGAAACTGTGCATGACTTGATTGACAATCTAGCGTTACAAATTAAAGAATTATCTACTTTAGATGGCGATATAAGCAAGCCAAACTAAATGGAGTATCGCAAGATAAAAGGAGTGAAGCATTACGTATTCGATGATGTACACGACTTCAATAGCTTCTTCACTGACGAAGACAATAGACCAAATATAAGCTTTGACTGGCGCACAGCAAATGAAGGTAACTGGGTTTTAGCTGACGATGGCGGAGTCATACAGTTACTTAAAAGGTCAAATATTAGACATCCGAATGACAGAAGAAACTATAAATATTGTGAAAATTATGTTCGCACTGTTGTTGGCACTTTCTTATGCTTACCTAAAACGTATATGGACACTGATTTCTCACAGCACAAGAACAGGTATACATTCTCAAAGTCGATTAAAAGACCTGATACTAATTTTTACAAAAGAGATAAAACTACTAAAAAAGAAAAAGTATTTGCAACGAACGTTGCAGTTGGTATGGGTGCCGTTAAAAGTTACATGGATGCGTTTAGTGAATTGGACTCGTACAAAGCTGGGAAGAAAGCGGCGATATTATTAAGGCAGGAGAGAGTTATGAAAGAAGTTGAAAAATCAGTAGTAGATGTAGCTAAGTCATTAGGTGTTGACCATGAGTATGTATTAACTAAGTTGAAGTGTTTAGTAGACAGCTCACCTGAAGATAATATTGTTTTAAATGCTGTAAAAGAAATAGGCAAAGCTATAGGTACTATAGGTGGAGCTACTGTTAAACATAAGGAAACTGGTATAATAGGACTATTCCAAGGTTTTCAGCCTGATCAGCTTGAAGAAGCTAAAAGACCTGAACTATCCGAAATAACTGAAAAAGGAGAATAATATGTTATGTCCCCATTGTGCATCAATGCACACTAAGATACATGGGTACCGTCGTAATACAGATAACGATCTGATGCAACGTCACTTATGTCGTAAATGTAATCACACTTTCACAATACCATATGAAACACAAGTACAAGATAGTGATACTGAAGATTCTGTGCGTGTGAAGTCAGGTGGATTGTTAACGTTTGAGTATAATGGTAAAATAAGGATACATGGATTAACTGATGTTCATGTAGGAGCTAACGAGCATGACCATAAGAAACTGAAAGAAGCTATAAGCGTAATCAAGAAAGATAAGTTTGCCAGGTGGTTTGGTAATGGTGACTTAATAGAATGCATACCTCCAAACTATCATATCCCTCAGCGTGGTCAGAGTATGTCACCAGATGATCAGTATGAAGAGTTCATAAAATTATGTAGACCTATTGCGGATAAGTGTTTGTTTATTCGTGGTGGTAATCATGATTATTTAAGAAGCTTGAGAGTTCTTGATTTTGATATATCAAGAGGCATAGCTAATGCTTTGCAAGTACCTTATTATGAATTGCCTGGGTATACATCAATTGTAACATCTGGCAGAACTTGGAATCTTGTTAGTGGTCATGGTACAAGTGGAGCAAAGAATGGAGATTTAGAATTAGACAGGTTGGCTGCTGTCTATAGTGATGGCGATGTATTCTTTTTAGGTCATAATCATCAGCTATATACTAAGCCTATAGACTCTATAGCTATATATAATAATGAGGAAACTTTACATAGAAGGTGGTACATAAGAGGCGGTAGCTTCTTACGTTACGCGGACTACGCACGATACTCCATGTATCAGATTGTTAGGACAGGATGGGTGACAATGGAGTTTGATCAAGATAGAATTGAATGTTGGGTAAACTGATGGCAAAGCGTAAAAAAGCAATAACAAAACATGATATGATACGTTCTATAAATGTATTGAACGCTAAAGTAGATTATGTTGATAATGCAGTTACATCAATGAGTGAGATGTTTAGAGATTTTGTAACTTTCATGGAATTTGAAGACCAGTTCTTTGAATATCTTGATGCAAAATTTAAAGAAGATGAAGATAAAGACTAATGCCGTTAAACGAATATAGGTATTTAAAAAAGACAGACAAAGGCAAACATATAAATTTGGCTACAGGTCAGCCTAAAGAAAAAAAGAAAGCTAAGTATACTCCGTATTATGCTGTTAAAGATGGAAGAAGATTGACAGGTAGTGAGGTAAAGAGACATGAGATAGTACTTACTGAAAAAGGCAAGCCTATTCCTAATCCAATGGCTACTCCTGGAATTATATCTCTTTTGCCTACTAGTCTTTATGATTTAGCTTTTGAGACTTTACTAACTGGAATGTCTTATGCAGAAGGTGTTGACCCAAGAGTGGCTATTGTAGCTGGTCTTGCAGCTGGAAAAGTAGCTCCTAAATTGCCATCCGCAGTTAAAGCTGCCAATATTAAGAGTGGAGCATATTTGACAAGGAGAGCTGTAGACAAAGGGTTTGAAGCTGTGAAAAGAGACCCAATGCTTGCTGATATTCCATTTGAAAAAGTTTCTAAGTTTTTACCTAAAACTGGAAAAACATTGGTTTCTGGATCGTATTGGCCTCATATGGGGAAAAATTTAATGCGCTCTACTGGACCGCCTTTCGTGCCAGTAAAGAGGGTTTCTCAAGGGTGGGAACCAGTTTTTACATTTCAAGAGCAATCGTTATTAGATTTACTTGCTTCATCTGGAGGATTTAGTGCTCCGACTATTTTTAAACGAAGGTGGGGTGAATCTGTTGTTAGACACGAAGGTCGTCATTATAAACAAAATGTAGAAGGTTTGCGAAATAAAATAAGAAGGGGAAATTTGGAAGCAATGGAACGACCATTAACAGGTGGAGTAGCAGGTCTTGAATACAGTACATTGATTAATATACCACAACCTAAAAATTGGAAAAAAATTATACCTAAAAAATATATTGATTCAAAAGGTAGTCTCAAATCTGCAGAGATTATTTATGAAGAAGCTTTGTCGGCAGGTAAATCGACTGCGTATGCAAAAAAATATCTTGGTAGATATAAAAAGAATATTGAAGATTATGAGTACGTTACACGACATATTGAAGTTGAAGCAAGAATAGAGGAGATTTCGTCATTAGGCAAAAAGAATTGGCATGCGTACAGAGATTTAACAAAACGCGCTGGATTTACTAAAAATCAGGTAGAAGATATGGTTTCTGATTATCGAATGGCGAAGTTTAAAAAATATCCATATGTTCCTCAATCCCTTGCTGAGGGAATTACAAAACTAAAAAAGTGAATATAAACAGTCAAAATATAAGCGAAGCTGAGGAAGCTTTAAAGTTATCTAGTAAAGACTTAATATCTTTTGGTAAGTTATTTTTACCTGAAGACTTTATGCGTAGTGAGACGCCTCCATTCCACTATGAAATATCTGATTGTATTGATAATAAAGAGGTAAAGCAGTTAGCTGTTATTGTTCCTAGAGGGCATGGTAAGACTATTTTAACAAAAGCTTCTATACTGAAAGATTTCATTTTTTGTCCACCTGATGATTTTTATTTCTATGCCTGGGTATCTGCAACACAAAAACTTTCAGTTGGTAATATGGATTATATTAAACATCATTTAGATTATAATGAAAGAATAAGATATTATTTTGGAAATTTAAGAGGTAGGAAATGGACTGAAGAAGATATAGAACTTTCTAATGGATGTAAGTTAATTAGTAAATCTAATGTTGCTGGTATTCGTGGTGGCGCTAAGTTACACAAAAGATATGATTTAATTATACTTGATGACTTTGAACATGAAGCAAATACTATTACAAGAGAAGCTCGTGATAAGAACGCTAACTTAGTAACTGCTGTTGTATACCCAGCATTAGAACCTCATACAGGTAGATTAAGAGTAAATGGCACTCCAGTGCATTATGATTCGTTTATTAATAATTTGTTAGTACAGCATAGTAAAGCTATGAAGGATGGAAGGGAGTTTGCCTGGGAAGTAATTACATATAAAGCATTGCAAGGAGATGGAACACCTCTATGGCAATCATTCTTCCCAGCCTCTAAGATCGAGGAAAAGAAAAGGTTTTATTCTGATTCAGGTCAACCTCATAAGTTCTACCAAGAATATATGATGGAAGTGATGAGTGAGGAAGATGCTGTATGGACAAGGAAGCATTTAAAGTACTATGATGGTTATTATAAGAATGAAGATGATATAAATTATCTTAGTATTGATGGTGAGGATGTACCAGTTAATACATTTATTGGATGTGATCCTGCTACAGATATAGATACTAAGCATTCTGACTTTAGTGTTATCATGGTAGTCGCAGTAGATGCAAATAATGAGTTATATGTTTTAGAGTATGAAAGGCATAGGAGTATCCCTACTATTGGCACAAAGAGCGCTGATGGAGGTATCATTGGTCGTACTGGAGTTGTTGATTATATATTGGAACTACATGAGAAGTATAATTGTATATCATCTACAGTCGAAGATGTTGCTATGAATCGTAGTATATTCCAAGCGTTGAATGATGAAAGAAGACGGTTAAATCGTTATGACATAGCAGTCATTCCTCAAAAGCCAGGTGGCTCTAATAAGAGGAATCGTATATATTCTGGTCTTTCTGGTAGATTTAGTATGGGAACAGTACATATTAGAAAAAATATGTTTGATCTAATTAATGAAATTGTTACATTTGGACCTAAAATGTCCCATGATGATACCATTGAGACTCTATATTATGCACAAATCCACGCATTTCCGCCTAATATGAAGAAGAATAAAGACAAAAAGGTTTGGTTTAAGCCTAAAAAGAGAGCTAAAAGCTGGTTAGTGGCATAATAATGGCTGGACGTACTTTATTAGATATATTCACTGGTGGCAGAGTTAAACATACTGGAGTAGGTAAGTATAGAGGATCACCAGGAGCTGCACCTACTGTTCCAGCTGTGTTTTCTAAGTTATATGAATCAATGACAGAATATCAAGAAAGAGGAATGTCTGAAGAAGTTTTTCCAGCAGGTAAAAATATATTTGGTCAACCTACAGAGCCTATAACTCAGGGTAATTTGTATGAAATTGCTATGGGTGCAGCTGGAGTTGGTGCTGTTGTTAAAACAGCTAGTACTGCAAGGAGGTTATTCTCAGGATGGGCAGAGAATTTACGTAAATATAGGGGAGAAAGTAAAGCAACGGATGCTATTATAAATAGAGCTTCTAGGCTTGTAAATGAAAATGATATAAAGGGAACTCAAAACTCTTTAGTTAAACTAAATAACAAACTAGGGTTAGGAAAAAAAGTAGTGGTTCCTGAAATTAAAGGAGCTGCTGGAGCTGGAACGAAACAAGCTGCACAGGCAAAAGGAGCTACAAAGAAAGCAAAAGAAGCAAGTATGACTAGAAGTAGAAAAGAAGTTGAGAGAAAGGCTAAAAGAGCTTTAGAGGAGGAACAAAAAACTGGATATGAGCCATACCATAGAGGGACTCAGAAGTTAGATAGATAATGCCTCCTCAAAATCAAATTTCAAAAAATGCAGGTTCATTAAAAGGTGGTAATTATTGGCAGAATTTCGTACCTCATCAGAAATTCTCATTAGATCAGCAATATGCTGGAAAACAACCTCTGATTAGTTC